CCTGTGCTAACGCATAATCACGTAACCAAGGTTTTGCGTATCTATCGCCAAGCAATGATTCTTCTGGTCTATTCATAAAGCATTGTAATAATACGTTTTCATCTCTTCTTGGTCTACGCATTATTTGTAATTTTCTTGAATGTTGGTGATATTTAAAATTAATATATCCGCCAAATAATCTTCTTACCATTTCACTAAACTGATTAAATGCGTCCCATGTCATTAGTCCACCAATTCTACCAGCTTGTAAAAAGTATAGGTTTGTATATGCTAATTCAAACGGATCAATATCAACGCCACCTGAAGTTGTTCCAGCAACACCTCTTCTAAAAATTTCTCTAACTTCTATTACTTCTTCTGGAAGTGTGTATTCGCCAACATCTGTTTTAATTTCTAAAAAAATATATGACTCTTCAGTTGATTGAGAACTCTTTTGTCTATATTTGTCTAATGATAAGTCAATTGCTTGATTGTAGTGCTTTGGATCAAGCTCTACATCAACCATACCTTCACCTAGTATGTTACGAATTTCTTCGGTTATTTTTGCTCTGTTTGATTGAGTGTTTGCCATATTAATATCCTATATACAAGTATTTATTTCTTTCTCTGGTGTAGTATGTCTCTTTCGATTGTAGTAAATGCACCATAATGACTACATTGTTTTACACATTTGTTAATATACAGCTCGTTATCAGGATCTCGCCAACTTTCTGCTAGTAAACGACCATAATATTCGCCACCTAAAATTTCTTCCCATGAATGCGTTCTAATGTTATTCCACCCCAAACCAAATTTTGTTGTTAATGATCTTAGTATTGATTGATCCTTAATTGCTTGTTTAGAATCACCAGGTGTACGAAGTATTTGATGAAACCAACAGCAGGGCCATACTGTACCATCATAACCTAAGAATGCTCGGCTTGAATGTATTAATCTACATTTAATTGTTTTTGCTAATTTGTTTTCTTTTACAGTTTTTTTATTATCAAAAACTTTTTTATCTAATAATTTTGCGTGTTTATCTACTTGTGAATGTTTATATTTTTTATCTTCTGGTGCATTAATTTCAATTACTTTAGTCTCAATTTTACCGTTAACCTTTTGTTTTATTTTAGAAACCCAAGGTTCTTTATTTCTTGTTGATTTTCTAACTGCAAAAGTAATAGGAATACTTTCAGCTTCTTGCCTTGCTAATTCAACTTCATGTTTGTTGTGTTCAAAAACAAGATACTGCCATGTACCACGTCCACCAGCATCCATATATGCTCTCATATTGTTTATTGCTTTGTCAAAGTTTACATTTACTCTATAAAAATGATTTGTTTCTCTGTGACCATCTAAGTTCCAATATACTTTTAATCTCTGTATACCATTTACTTTTTTACATTTACTACCTAACTTGGCCCACCAATCTGTTGTTTGAATTCCGCCATTTGTTTGTATATGAACTCTTCTTGCTCCTGACTCAATTAAGTAATCAACAATTTTATCTAAATCTTTGTGCATTACAGGATCACCATACACACCACTGAATAACATATCTTTACCTTTAATTACATGAGGAGGTACACCTTTAACAAAATCTTCATACGGAAAATCTTGTACATGAATGTCCGGAGTCGTTTCGCCATCAACTGTTCTCGAACAGCCTGGACATCTTGCATTACACTTTGAAGTAATTTCAAGTTCTAGTTCTTCCATTCTATCTAATAAACTAAACATTAACTAAATCCTCAAATCTGTAACACATATCTTTTGCTGAATATTTTCTTGCTTTATCATAATAATTTATGAGATGCATAGTGTTTTTAATACTGACACCTTTTAAATTTACATCAGATTTTAATATATTTTTTATGCCTAATAAGTTTGTGTGATTCATTGGTGTTGACATATAAGGCAAATTACTTATATCTTCTAGTTTTTCTAATACTTCAAATCTAATTTTTTCTGGCACTAGTCCCCAATGTAATGGCAATGGTTTATTAACTAATATAGGATGCCACATAGTAAAACCAACATCAGACCCATACTGCAATATATCGGGCAGTTGTACTAAATTTAAGAACTGTACAGCGGGGTTTAGCTCGGTACGTATGTTATTGTACCCTTTTTGTTTATATGCTTCTATAAAGGTCTCATAGTTGTAAGATATCTTTGACCATTTAGCAGGCCAACGTATATAATCAAATGTTGTTCCTAATCCATCTACAGAAGCATGAACATCAAAAACTTTAAATCTTGACATCATGTCTACTAACTTTGTTATATCAGTTGTTCCATTTGTAACTAATACTATTGTAATATTTTTAGCATAAGATGTTTTTGATAACTTATCTAAAAATTTAATTGCACCTGGCAATAGTAAAGGTTCGCCACCTGTCATTTTTATTCTTCTTAACGATGATGCAAAGGTTAACATTTCTTCAATGTGTTGTTCTTTAAAGTCTGTAAAACTTCCTGTAGCCTCCATAAACTCTTTTACGTTCTCTGGGTAAGGATTTCTTATTTCTTCTTTCAAATGTAATGATGACGAATGACTATTACACATAATACAAGCCAAGTTACATTTGTTACCAAACTTAATATCTAAAGATACAATTCTTTTTGCACCTCTTCTTTTTATTTCACTCATTAACCTAGGATTATTTTTAGCAAGATTTGTAATTGCATTTACCCTTTTACTCATAGTATATGCGCCGCGATCTTCATAGTCTGTACATCTCTTGCATAATGGTTGATGTTGGTCTTTGAGCATCATCTGTCTTGCTTCATTTAACTTTTTATCATGTACCCAACCTTGTAAAAGACTGCCATATTCTTTTGTGATATCATCAGTTAGTCCATCAGAATAACAACATAACTTTGTCATTCCTTGTGCCGTGTTTGCTATTTCTGTGAATGGTAGTGGGCAGAAATTTTTGCCGTAGTCTTTCACTAGTTGATCGTAGTCAGTCTTTTTCATACTAATATTTAACCGTACTGTTTTATGGCTTTTAGTAGTATGATATTCTTATGAAACTTAGGTATAGGCTCGTATTTTTTACCAGGAAGTGCATCAATAATATTCAACATTTGACGCCAACCATGCTTCTCTGATATTTCTTTTAGTGTGGTTTGTGGATCCGCTAACGTCTTCATTGCTGAACGTTCTGTGTCCCAATTTGATATTTGATTACCATTAACTTTTATTCCATGTAAGTTATCGCAGTAAAATACCATTAATTTTCTAGTTGTGGCATTTATGGCTACTAGCACCTTAGATTCCAAAATTTCCACCGGATTTATACTTTTAACACCCCAGGATTTATGCTCTGACATATAACGTAACTTTTTAACAATCTTTTCTGGTGTAGGTGGTTTTACCTTTCTAGGTTTACGATTTGCTTTACAAAAGGTTTCCCACTTCTCAGCATCAGTAATTACTCTATCCCAAAACGTAATAAACTTTTTTAAGTCTGGTTTTGAATAATTTCCAAATGCTTCTGCATGATCCTGTTGTTCTTGATTTCTATCTTTTTCTGCTATGCTAACTGATTCTAGTGCTATTTGCATTTCTTTCCTTCGGAGCTCTGCATCAGCAATAAACATCTTCATATAATTTCCGCCTATCTTTTTATCTCTATAAAATTTGTAAGCATCAAATTTGCCTAGTGGTTTACCCAAAGCCCACATTGGCTCGTAAATATCATCTAGATCACACATCCAACCAATAAAATTAGATCGCATACGTTCTTGTATACTAGGTCTTTTTGGTTTTTCAGTTTGTTTAGTTTCTTTAATCACTGGCTTTTCTTCCGTTTTTGGTTGTGGCTTTGCTTCTTTAGTTTCAATAATCGTAGGTGGTTCTCCTGCTTGTCTTTTTAAAAACTCTGGGATGTCCATTAAAAGTTTATCAGTTTTCATACGTTTTTTCACCATTATTGTACCTAGGATAGCACGTCTCTAAATATTTGTCAATCGTCTGTATATAGTTCTAAATAAATAAACTATATATTAAATGGATTAAAATATGCCTAAATTGAGTCTTTGGAAACCAGATCGCGGGAAAGATTATACTTTTATAGATCGTGTCATACGAGAACATTTTGAAATTGGTGGCACCGGTGTATTAGTACACAAATATCTTGGCCCAGAACAAAACACAAACAGTGATGATAGCTCTCTGCCTGAAAATAAAGTTGTTGGACCTAACAATGTTCAAGACTTACTTCTATTAGAAAATAGAGATAGAAAATATGATCCTGATGTATTTGAACTACGTGGAGTCTATACTGTAGCTGATACCGATTTTGATTTATCTCAATTTGGTTTATTTCAAACAAACGATGATGTTCAAATTACATTTCATTTAAATGATATGATTTCAAGACTTGGCAGAAGATTAATGTCGGGTGATGTATTTGAATTACCACACAGAGTTGATAACACTGGTTTAGAATTTTCAGTTATTACAATTCAAACAGCACCAAACTTAAAATTTCAAAAAGGCGAAACAGTAATTGGTAGCTCTTCAAATGTTGAAGGTACTGTAATTAATTATAATCCAGAAGGAAAATATATTAGAGTAGAAACAACCGGAAATTTTACAGTAGGAGAAACTGTTGCAGGTAGCAAAAGTAATGCGGCGGCTGTAGTATCATCATTTACACCAGCTAACCCAGTTGGTGCAATGAGAAAATTTTATGTTGTTGAAGATGCTTCTAGAGAAGCGGCAGGCTATGATCCAGGTTGGTGGCCGCATATTTGGAAAGTAAAAGCTAAAGCTCTACAAGATACACAAGAATTTAGAGATGTACTTGGTACAGGCGAAAATGCTGATGATATTAAAAATCTATTATCAACGTATCAAGACGAAATTGATATTTCAGATGGAATTGTAAGACAAGCAGAAGCAGAAGTACCATTTGCAGGATTGAATGCGGCACACTTGTTCTTGGATGAATCAGATGCATCTAAAGTATCTATTGCATATTCAGATGGTAAACCACCAAATGGTATTGAAATAAAACACACAGGTACTAGTTTCCCATCTTCAATTAACGATGGCGAATATGTTTTAAGAACTGATTATCAACCAGCAAGACTATTTAGAAAACAAGGAACACGATATATCAAGATTGAAGATGATAAGCGTGGTTCATGGTCAGCGGCAAATAGTGTACTAAATTCATTTATTAACAATACATTCTCAAGTCCAAACACATCTGATGGTAAAGAAAGACAGTTCTTGAGTAAAGTAGTAAAACCAAAGGCGGACTAAAATGCAATACTGGTATGATCAACAGATAAGAAGATACTTGTTACAATTTGCAAGAGTATTCAACGGCTTCACATATAAAGCTGGTAGTAATGATCTTATAAAAGTTCCTGTACGTTACGGCGATATGTCAAGAATGGTTGCACATATTCTTAGAAAAAATTCTGAGAACGCAATGAATAGTGCACCGTTTATGACTTTTCATATACAAACTATGCAACCTGCTAGAGATAGGATGCAAGAACCAAGATTAGTTAGTACAGTATCAACAACAGAAAGACAATTTGATCAAACAAACTCAAAATACACAGAAGAAGTTGGTAACACATATACAATAAAAAGATATATGCCTGTTCCATACAATCTAAATATACAATTAGATATGTGGACATCAAACACAGAACAAAAACTTCAACTAATGGAACAAATTTTAGTATTGTTTAATCCAGCTATTGAATTACAAAGTACTGAAAATGTTTTTGACTGGACCTCAATAACTGTATTAGAATTAATTGATATACAATGGTCGTCTAGAGGTGTACCACAAGGTGTTGATACAGGACTAGATATTTCTTCATTAACTTTCCAATTACCTATATGGATCAATCCACCAGCTAAGGTTCAAAAATCACAAATTATTAAAAATATTATTTCGAGAGTAACACAAACCGATAATATGGAAGAATTAAATTTTGATCCAAATGTAGAAAGTTTCTTTGATCCATTTGAAAAAGCAGGTACAGTAATTACATCACCACATAATGCTGAAATAAGTGTTACAGGTAACTCTGTTGCTCTACTAAATGCAAATGGTGTCAACGAGGGTATGTCTTGGAAAAAATTCTTACAACAATATGGAGAATTACATGAAGGTTCATCAAGATTAATTTTGAGACAATCTGGTTCGCATGAAGATGAATCAGAAGATGTATATGGAACAGTAGCATTTAATCCAAGTAACGATAACTTTCTTACATTCACTATTGATAGCGATACACTACCAAATAACACAATATCTGCTGTAGATAAAATTATAGATCCACATGAATCATATCCAGGTAAAAATTTAGATGTATCCATGACAGGACAACGATACTTACTTGTTGATTCAATTCCAAGTGGAACAGCGGCCTGGGGTGCATCGTTTTCAGCGAAAGCAAATGATATTATTGAATATAATGGCACAGATTGGGTTATTTCATTTGACAGCTCAAACACAGATGTTGTACAATATGTAACAAACCAAACATCTATGAGCCAGTACAAATGGACTGGGACTACATGGATTGACAGTTTCCAAGGCCAATACAAACCAGGATTTTGGAAGCTCGAACTAGATGCGAGTTAGAAATGTATAAAGCAGTAGGCATAACTTTTATTGCCAAAGACACAAAAAGAATAATAATGAACTTACGTTCCAAGAATGTAAAACATTCTAATACGTGGTCATTCTGGGGTGGCAAAGTTGAAGCTAAT